CTGCCGTACACATCAGCAAAAAGAGATGCAGAAACAACATCTCTTAGCCAGTACCATTGTCTTGAACCACTATCATTGAATGCTACAGTTAAATCATGTCTATGTCTGAATAATGATAATTGAGATTTATCAATTTGATAATTATTAGGAATATTAGTACCATTCATTACATTTTTAAATACCATACACCCATATACCATCATTTCATTCATTAACTCAATTGTAGAATCATACCATGTTCCTCCACTCTCATATCCATTTGTTACAGCATTTTGTAAATGATTTCTATGTTTTAAAATGTGTCCTGAACCAAAGTCATTATTAATAATAGTTTTGTATTTTTCAAGATTTGTTGTGTACATTGCACTTCCTACATAAGCCCCTGTTGTTACATTAGATGTATTCATTTGCTCATTTCCCATTGTTTTTTCAGGAATTACTAAAACATGAGGTGTCGTGCATTCAGTATCTCCCATGTGTAATCTATAATTTATATCTGCTACTAAATATTTTCTTCCACTTGATTTACCTATAATGTAATCACCAATAAAGATATCATCAAATGTTCCTGCTGCAATTTGTTTTGTTAAAGTTCCATCATAAAACAAACTCGTTATATCTTTTCCTCTATAAATTCCATTATGTGCTCCTGAATTTGAAGCCACTACTATTTGTTTTAAATCATTTATTTTTCCTGTATAATCCGCTTCAAGTTCTTCAGCTTTTTCATTTAATTCTTGTTCATTTACATATACTGTACTTGGATCTACAGTAACTACGACATTATCAGCATTATCAACAGTTATTATCATATCATAGTAATGCTCTTTTTTCTCTGATATAGAATTATTTATGTATTCTGCTTTATCTCCATAGTTTATATATGCAAATAATATTTCCTGGTTTGTATCAGGATCAATAGCATATAATCCTAATTCTCTTAACCAGAAACCCTCTTCAGCATCAGTATTTTTGAATAATCCTCTAACTGTAACTTGTGTGTCTGTTTCTCTTGTAATTTTAGTTATATCAAATTCTAATTTACTTGATACTAAATCTGTTAATGCTTTTATTGTTTCTACACTTTCATCTTCAACATTTCCATCTCCTATTTTAAATCTTGCAAATTTTAATGTTTTTGATTGTAATGTTTTAGCTGCTAGGATTGCTCCCTGTGTAGTTATATAAGTTGTACCAAAAGCCATTTTTTATTCCTCCTCTACTAAAGTTATATACTTTCTATGAACAGGCAAAATCCCTACATTATAATTTGTAGGGATTTTATTTTCTTCTTTTATTACATCCATGTTCATAGGCAAATCAATATAGTTTCTGCGAATTAAAGTCGCAGCATAGTTATATGCTAAATCCAGTTTAATATTTAATTCTTCAAAATACTGGTTTATATCATATAATATTTTTTCTAATACATTTGCTTGTTCATAATTCATTGTATTATTGTAAATTATTGTTTCTGTATTTAATGAATAACAGAAATTTTTTAATAAATCTATATTAGATCTTATCCTATCAATTTGACTTCTTGTAGGAAAATCTGTCATTTTCCAATTTGTTTTTATTACCATTTCATCAGAAAAACCATAATTTACTAAAATACTTTTTAAATATTCGCACCACTCTTCAACTCTATTTAAATCAGTATAATTATAACTTCCTTTTAGATCTGTGCTACTTCCTGGACTATTAAGTGCTGTTTCTACATCACTTGACAATCTATCGTAAATTAAATCATCCATTGTTTTCCTCCTCTACTGGTAATTGAACATAAACATTTCTAACTAATGCAGATGCTACTTTTTCATTTAATTTTGCTTGTCTTAATACCGTTAATAATCTTACTCTTGCATTTATTTCTGCACTTGCTAAATATCCACCTGTCAAATCAATATCTAATTTCTTTATGTGGCCAACAAGTTGTCTACTAAAATCATCGCTTTCTATTGCTAAATCCTCTGTCAATTTTTCTCCTTGTAGAATAAAATCAAAACTTGTGTTATATGTATTCTGATAATAATCTAGAACCTTTTTTGCAATATTTTGTGCATTATTCTTATTTATAAAATACGCAGATTCTATTTTTAAAGTATTTGATTTATTTGATGAACCTATATCTTCAATTTCAACTGATATTTCTTGCGTATTATCTTCATATTTATATCCATTTATTACAATTTCTGTTTCAGTTTTACAATTTATAATTGCATAATTACAATTATATTCTTTTAGAGTTCCTCCTGTACAAGATATATTGCAAACAGGATTATCAAATAAAATTCTATTATCTCCTGCACTTAAAGTTCCTTTATACACTTCTTCTAATTCAGAACTTTTTATATAAGTATGTGCTGTTATATCTACCTCTGTAACAATATCATTTTGTTCAATTGTTTTTGTACTTTCAAATATATTGGTTTGTTCAATTGTATTATTATCTTCTTCATCAACTATTGTATATATCCTTATTTTATTACTTCTACTGCAATCTGCAACCGCACCAACTGAAAATACTGCTTGTTGTAGTGCTTTTCTATGAGTACATACTGGAATATATCCTGTCATTAGTATTTCTTTTAAATCTTCTTGAATTTCATATTGATCTTCTTCCACATTAGCTGATGTCATTATAAATTTAATTATATCTTCAAATGTTACATTGAAATACATACCACCATAAAAAGTTGTTTTATCTATAATACCTATTAAATCTATTGCTTTGAATTGCATAATCTTATTGTCTTTGTTTTTCCATGTATCAAGATAATAAGTTCCCATATCTATTTCTTTATTTTCTTTCAGCATAAGTTCTTTTACTTTAAATGCTTGTCTTTGTTGTAATAAACTATAAAATCCGGTTGGATTTATAATATTAAATTCATCATCTTCAGAATAAATTGTAAAATCTAAAGTATTTATACTTACTTCTGAACTCAATAAATCCATTTCTTCCAATATATTTGCACTCATTAAATTTTCGCCTTCAAATACTTTGTTTGCTCCATATAAAATATTGTATAATTTTAAATATCTATAGGGATTATTAGTACTTATAAAAATTATAATTATTTTCGTATAATTTTCAACGACATTATTACAAACATATTTATAATTATCGGGATAAAAATCTGTATCATTTATTAATTTATTATCTTTATTATAATATGTTACATTTAAATGATTACAATAATCTCCTGCTTTACTAAATAACAATGTCAATCCTAAACTGCTATGAGGTTCAGAAAAATTAATTTCTAATATAGGTGGTTTTTCAAATATACCTTCTTCATTGCTTATACTATTAGACCATAGACACATATTATTCAAATTGTCTGGCATTAGTTCAAATGTACCATCTAATGCAAACTGATTTTTTTCTAAAGTACCATATTTTACTTCTTCAATATCATCTTGTTTTAAATCTTCCAAATCAACAAATTGTTGTTTATCTGTTATATTTAATTTACTATCTGACTTTGCAGTAACATCTACAAATCCAAACTCTACTTGTGCTTTTGTTTTCATTTATCATCAACTCCTTGCTGGCTTTTTAGCCGTGAAGTTAACTGTTAAATTTTTAAAATATGGTTTTCCATCTCTATACGCATATATTTCATCTGATACATCTGAAAAATAGGCTCTAAAAGTAAAACCTGCAATATCTATATCATGAAATTCTTCTGGCTCCGTCAACTTATCATATAGCCTATTATATTCATCATAATTACTGTCTTTTTGTCTTTCAAAATTTATATTTTTATAATTAAAGTAAACTCCTATTAATTCTCTTTTTAAATCTCCATCTTCTACTCTATTTGCATATTTATCTAAAAAGTTGGCGTTTCTTTTAACACCAACTTTTACTTTTACATTATATATTTCTCCATCTATTTTTAAGAAGTCACTCCATACTCCATCATTCATTATGAGTTACCTCCTATTATTAATTTATCGCCTCTTCTGTTTGATTCTCGATCTAATTCAGGTTTTAAAATTCTTATTAATTGTGCTAATGTTCCATCAAACTTTAATACAATTTCTCTTCCTTCATCATTTCTTGAACCTATATCTAAGATATTTGCAATTTTTTCTGCTAACATATCCATCCATTCCGTATTATTTTCTAATGGTAGTACTGCTTCTTTTCCTGCCTCACCAATAATAGCTTGTGTTGGTTGATTTACAATACCACCTCTCGCAAGTTTTGGTATTGATAACATACTAAGTTTTCCAATATTTACTCCAGGAATTGCGTTAATAACATCTATTCCACTATTAATTAATCCAAAGAAGTTATTTATTACAGATTCAATTTTATTTAAAATCCAATTTATTGCTGATTTTACTGCTCCAGATATTGCTTCTCCTATTGCTGTTCCTAATGTACTAAATTTATTTTTCAAAGCGGTCCACATATTAGAAACAATATTTACTAAATTTGTTTTTATATTATTAAAAATATTTACCACACTATTTTTTATATT